GGAATGCGAGAGCTTTTACAAATGGTCGAAGGCAATTCTCCTTACACAGAACCAAAGCAATGAGTAGGGTATGGTTCGATGCCCGCGTCATAGAGCCATATCGACCTAAGAGGATAGTCAAATGACAGTTGAAACGCAAACCAACTTTGTAATTTTCGATGGGGACGGTAGTGCTGTCAACTTTCCTTTCACGTTTCCAATCTATGATGTAGCACATCTGGAGGTCCGCGAACGTGACACGACTACGCTCGTGCAAACAGTTGTGTCACCGAGCGATTACAATGTCACAGGGATTGGTGAGGAAGATGGAGGCGCAGTCGTTTACGATGTAGCTCCAGCCACTGGTTTGCAAGTTATTGTCTGTCGTTTGCTTCCTTTGCAGCAAGACCTCGATGTTGCCAATCAGGGCGGGTTCTATCCTGAGACTGTTGAGCGCGAGTTCGATCTGGAAGAAATGCAAGTTCAACAGGTGCAAGAACAACTGAACCGCTCTGTCAAAGGACCAATGACAGAAAGTTGGCCGTTGCTTCCGCCGCCTCCAGTGCGCCGCGGACATTTGCTTGGCTTCACCGATGATGAGTTTGCTTATCCAACTATCGACGCAACAGATGCATTGCTTGGGCTGTTAATTGATATTCTTCAAGCAGGTTTTGGTATTTCGATAACCCATGTGGGCGATCACATTGTTATCACGAATACCGCTCCAGGCGCAACACAGGATAGCTGGTTGCTTGAAGATGGAACAAGTGGCGGCGGTGGAGGTAGTGGAGGTGGACTCGACGAAGAGTTCGTTCAGGATACTATAGCTTCTACGCTTGTTGCAGGTAGTAATGTTACGATAGTTTACGATGATACTGCTGGCACAATTACTATCTCTTCGACTGGTGCAAGTGGCGATGTTGTAGTTACCGCTGGTGATGGTATTCTTGTTACAGGAACTTATGCAGTCGCGGCCGATCCAGAGTTTATTCGTGACACAATCGGAACCGCAATCGTTGGCGGTCCAGGAGTTACTGTCACCGTTGACGACAGTGGCAATACCATCACGATAACTACTGATCCCAAAATCCAAACCGTAGCATCAGCTGCAACAGTCACGCCGACATTCGCTAATGATCAGGTTAATGTGACCGCGCTTGCTGTGGCAGCAGCGATTGCCAATCCAACAGGCACCGCTGTTGATGGGCATGGATTTGTTGTCAGGATTAAGGACAATGGAACGGCGCGGGCCTTGTCATTCGGCACCAAATATCGAGCGTTTAATGACGCTCTGCCAACTACAACTGTTCTAAGTAAAACGATGTATATTGGCTGCGTTTACAATGCTGCTGATGATAAGGTCGATGTGCTTTGTGTGAGAAGTGAGGCATGAAAAGCATTGATGTTCTTCGTCGTTTTGGCGGTGGTAATTCTGGAAGTGGCAGTGCTACTGGCAACATTACTTTCGTTAGTGGTTCTGCGGTCGGCACACTTTATGCTCAGTGGACGATTGGTTTTGATGGGTGGACTTACCAGCGCACGGCACTAGGCGTTACGAACAAGCAACAGCAATGGATAACACCTGCTATTGGAATGGATCAATTCGAGGTCATGGCCTCAGTCACTTCCGGTGATGATCCTCCAGGCGATGCGCTCGACACTTGGCTGTCATTAGATATAAGTCGTCAGTGGGGTTGGTTTAATCAATCGCATGAGAAGCAAGTTTATCTTGAAATTCAGCTTCGTGACAAAACAAGCTTGGACGTTGTGGCTGATGTTACAGTTCAAATATCTAACTCCGGCATCAACTAGGAGCGTGAAATGGTAGCCCTTAAAGTAACTCAGTTTGACGACGCCGATGCACTAACAGGCGATGAGGTATTTGGCTTTGTTCAGGGAACTGAAAATCGAAAGTCTACTCTGGATGAAATTGTAACTTATTCAAGAATTGGAATACAGGAATGGGCACCGAATTGGAATACAGACCTTGATCTATATATTCCAGCTAATACTGCTATGACGATTGATCAGGGTAATGCAGCTATCGGCATTGGCTCAATAGCTTTTGAACAATCAACAGCGGCGGACCCTGATATTTTTGAAAGCACAACTCTTCCAGCAACGCTTGAGGCCGGGGCCTGGCTTAAACTTTCAGGGACTGGTGTTGATACCTTTCTTGCAACTCATTTAATTAGGACTGCGTAGTGTCCTCCTGCTCGGTGGAGGCTCTCTATGGTATCTAGGAGTCGAACAAAAATGGAAACTCTACCGACAGACGTAACCAGTCTCGCTGTAATGGTCGGCGAAATCCGCGGACAAATGAGGGAGGTGGTTCATACGTTAAACAACGTATCCAGCAAAATCGACGGACTGTCGAGAGAGGTCGTTGCTATGGGACCGCTCGCGGCTGAGATCGCAGAGTTGAAAGGTGAGATTAAAGTAGCACAAGCAGAAATTAACGTGCTTAAAGCAATTAGAAATCAACAGACTGGTGTGTTCAATCTCTTGGATTGGTTCTTGAAGAATTGGATCGCGCTTGTTGGGGTTTTTCTGTTACTTGCTTTTCTCCTAAAGGAGTGGAAACCATGAGTTATATTTTCGGCTCAGCTTCCAAAACGAGATTGATTGGCCTTCATCCTGATCTTGTTAAGGTATTAGAGCTTGCAATCTCAATCTCAGATATTGACTTCACTATCATCGAGGGCTTACGCTCGGATGAACAGTGTTATATCAATTTTGGGAAAGGCCGAACCGCAGCACAATGCTCCGCTGCCGGGTGCCCGCCGCACTATGCAAATTCTCGTGCTGCCAAAGTCACTTGGGTCAATCATCCGCTGAGTTCCAATCATCGCAAGAAATCTGACGGCTTTGGTCATGCGGTGGATATTTATCCGTATCCAGTTAGTTTGGTGCTTACGGCCAAGCCCAAAGCTTATGAACCGCTGTTCGATAAAATTGCCAAGGTGATGTTTAAAGCAGCAAAGCAACTGGACATTCCTATTCGTTGGGGAGCGGATTGGGATTTGGATAACATTCCCCGAGAAAGAGGTGAGACGGATAATCCACACTTCGAGCTAAGGAATTAGTTATGACAGATCAAACTATTGTGGTTCCAAAAAATGCTGGATTGATTGATGGTATCCAGTCGGTGGCACGATACCTCATTGTCATTGTCGGGTTCGTTACAGCTTTTCTTGCTCTCTTGAAAGTCCATGACATTGCGGGTATGATTACCTTGGTTCAAAGCAATGGCGGTCAGGTGCTTGGAGCAATTAGTGGACTTATCGCTCTTGGCACCGCTGCTTATGGAGTTTTCAAAACCAGCAAGCGCGGCTCACAGGTTGCGAGTGTTGCGACTAATCCTGACGTTGATGACTCTATTGCTACCACAAAGTAGGAGGTAAAGATGAAGAAATTTCTTATTGCCCTGTCGATTTTTTCACTAACAGGCTGTGCGACAAATCCACTGGCTTCGCCCGCTCCGCTGGCATCGACAACGATCGACGAGAAAGGGCTCATTATTGCTCTGCAAACTTTCGATACGTTGCTAACTGCTGTTGATAAATTGGTGGCGGTCGGAGTTATCACAGCTGGTTCGCCTCATGCGATTGCAATGGCTGATGCGATTAATAAAGCCAAGATTGCTTATCAAGCTGCAAGTGCGGCGCAGCGTGCGGGTAACTCCGCGAGTTATATTACTGCTATTGGTCAGGCGCAAGTGGCGATCGCGAACATTAATCAGCTGGTGAAGGGAAATTGATATGTCGTTCTTGAACACAATCACAAAGCTGGCAATGACAGTCGGTGAGGCCCTAAGTGGGAACGCACTTCCTGCAGTTATCGAAATCGGTAAGGACGTTCTTAACCTGATTGACGAGGCTAAAACTGTCGTTGCTACTGATGATGTAGTGGTGCTGCAAGCAACGCGGGATGAGTTGGAGCCGAAGGTTATGGCTCATGCGGACAGCACGGAGAAGGAACTTCGTGGCTCGTAGGGAACAAAAAAATACAACTCAGCGGCGGCCGGAGGATTGGTTTCCTCCGGCTCGTCCAGCTAGCGCCGCGCCCTCATCAACGAATGTTATTGCAGGAGATGGACTTACTGATGGTGGTCCAATCTCCTCTGACGTTACGTTGAATGTCGGAGCGGGCACCGGAATTATTGTTAACGCTGATGATGTAGCGATTGACACAACAGCAGAAGCTGAACGGATCAGAGATATTATCGGAACGGCGCTGGTTGCAGGTGCTAATATCACAATTACTGTTAATGATGCTGGAGACACTATTACAGTTGCGGCTACTGTTCCATCTGGATATACTGATGAGCAAGTGCGTGATGTAGTTGGAGCAGCTTTAGTTGCGGGAACTGGCATAACAATTTCTGTCGATGATGGTGCTGATACAATAACTATAACTTCATCTATTACTCAATACACTGATGAACAGGTAAGGGACATAGTTGGTGCGACCCTTGTTGCAGGAACTGGTGTCACCATTACTGTTGATGATGCTGGTAATACTATTACTATTGCATCGAGTGGTGGCAGTTCCAGCTACACGAAATATACAGTCGCAACCGCTGGCGATGCGTTCATTGATGTGTCGGTCGATAGCGATAATCACCTGATTTACGATGTGATCGTGACTGGCGCTCCGTCGGTGGACTCGGCGGTCAACTTCCGGATTTCCGACGACAACAAAACAACATTCAAGGCCGGATCGACGGACTATAAGCACCAGACCTCCAACAGCGCCAGCGCGGTGACGGTTGGCAACGGCACGGTCGGATCGGGCCGCAAGATGAGCAGCCGATTCACCCTCACGGGCATGAACAACGCCTCGAACGAGGACTTCACGCTTCACGGCGTCACTTACAGCGCCGGCCCCACCGGAGGCGTCCTTAGCGGCGTCCTTAGCGGTGGCAAAAATACGCTCGCTGCCTCGAACTGGAACGCATTTCGCATTCTAGTTGCCGCCGGAAATATGGACGGCTTCGCGATCTATGTAAGGGCGCTACAATAATTCTAGTAACTATGTTATTAATAAATGGAGCTAAAAATGATAGTCCAAGCTTTGAGTGGAGAAGCTGTTGTTACTCCAACACAGGTAATAATTACAACACCTGGAGCAGGGTCAATTGATTTTGCAGCTGATTCTCGATTTACTACTTTTAATCCTGCCAATAATAAGATCGAAATAATTGCTGCAGGTGGTGATGGAGCAATATCTACTGGAAATGGAAATGGTGTTAAGGGTGGTGGCGGTGGTCAGTATGCAATCACAAATAATTTTGATCCTGCTGGCGGAACAATAGATTATCAGATAGGAACCCGAGGAGGCTCAGTTGGAACCTCGAGCTCGCCGGCAGCTGCTGATAGCTGGTTTGATGATGCGGCATTAACACTTTATGCTCAAGGTGGAGTAAGTGCTACCAATGGAGTAACAGGTGGTGGTGTTAATGGAGGACAAGCTTTAGCTGTTGGAACTTCAACTGTTCACAATGGAGGAAAAGGGGGTGGTAACGGGGTTGCAACTGGAGGCTCTGGAGGAGGAGGTGCAGGTGGACCAAATGGTGCTGGAACAAATGGTGCAGGTGGAAGTAACAATTTTCATGGAACAGCTGGTGGAGCCGCCGATGGAGGACTTGTTGCAGGAGGTGCTGGCAGCACAACAGGTGCTGGATCACCAGGTATGACTGAAGATTTATGGGCTACAGGAAAAGGTCCAGGTTCAGGTGGTGGAGGTGGAATTGGTGGTTTTGATAGTGGAGGACTTCCAGCATCAAACGGTGGAAGCGGAGGAAATTACGGTGGCGGGGCCGGTGCCGCCGGTGATGGAGGTGGCACAAGTAGAGCCCAAGGGGCTTCTGGTATTCTCGTAATTACTTGGTTCCTTTAAGCCGCCTCGCGACCAAGCGGAACATAACCAGTTGCTCCGGTTGGGGTAAATTGTTTCTGCAGCAGCTTCGACCGCTCCATAACATCAAGAATGCGAGCGATATTATGGACCGGAACTTTTTCCTGTAGAAACTGAACAATGCGGTGCTCGGGCACAGGTTCTTTATTCATCTTCATATAAACCTGGAATGTATAGTGCCAGCATTCTTCGATCGCTCGTCCATCCCCTCCAACCTTCATTGACTTAAACACATCTGGCATGAAAGTTTCTAACTGAGCAAGCCAGTCAAGGGCTTCCGCGAAGTGGTCTAATGTGACCGTGCGGGCGCTTGTGGATGCCATACAAGCTACCATGCATAGCTTGAGTAGGTGTGCGGCCCTACGGGCGCAATAGGACGTTAGCTTGGGGTGATCGGGCACAGGTGGCCCGCCTTTGCGTGACCATTCGTTAATCGCTAACTTGACCTCATCGGTGACAGTTATTTCTCCATACGAGGAATATATATCACGGAGGTCATGGACAAGATCATCGTAAGCCTGATTAGTTCCCTCGAGAAAATCGTAGTTGAATAGATCGGTGTGGATTAGCTCGCCAGAAAATACAACAAGTATTCTGGACATAAATCCTTGTTCCCATGCGCCCTCAGGAAGTAGGCCGGTAAGGTAGGCTGGAGTTGTTGCACTGAATAGATTGATCTGAGCATGGGGAATACTGATGTTGATTTTATGTGTGCGTCGAGTTTCGGAGTAGTGTTTGCAATCCCACAGGTCAGTAAGCGACGACATAAAATCTCCCTCCCATGAGGGAAGGAACACGCCGAACTCATTCGGCACCACGCTAAGAGAGTTGAATGAAATAACTGCGGGGCTTTCCATCGGACGAATGATCCGGCGCTCCGCTTCGGCGAGTGAGTCGATCAGCGAGGCTTTGGTGACACTGGTTGGCGCAAGATGGAATGGCGTTTCTGGCGTTCGTATTTCATTGAGTAGATCGTAGACGAGATTGGTGCATAGAGATTTACCAATGCCCGCCCCGCCTACCAGCAGAATATACTGGTTAGGAAAGAGCCGACCTTTAGCTGTTGTCAGCCAAATCTTCCGCTCGCACACCGCGCCAACAGCAAAGATTGCGGACCACAGGCGATAAATCCTGGGTGATCCTTTTCCTTCAGTGTAAGCTAGAAATGCGTCGATCCAGTTGTTGAGCCTACGCGGCACACAAATCCCCTAAGCTCAAACTAAATTGTTTCTCTTGCTGCTTGCGTGTGTCGCCGCCGCTCCATTTTTTAAGTCCATCTGGATTTCCCTCCGAATAATTTCCCCAGTTCCAGCCTGTTTTCGCATCGGTTGGAACGAAGAACTCACGCTCTTTTTTCAGTGTCAGATAAATTTTCAAAGTTTCTTTTGCCCAAGGAATGATTTCATCTTCGAGTTCTTCAGGGAATTGGAATAGAATATTGTCATGGACCTGCATAAGAAGTTGAACGCGATTAGCTTGCCAGAGTTTTAAAATGCCTTGATTGATTTCATCAGATGTGCAAGAGGAAGCTTCATAAGCAGCGGCATCACGGTGCGTTGCGGCGTCTCGAGGACGACCGAAGAAAAATCTGCGACGGCCGAATAGGTTTATGATTTGGCTGAAGTGCTCGAGGCGGTAACGGATGGTATCGTGCCATGCAGGGATGCAAGGGAATGCTTGTTCATAAGCCTCACAAAATTCCCTTGCGTGTTGCACAGGAATTTTTGCGTGCTTCGCCAAGGTCGGCGGCTGGCCAATGTAGTTTCTGCCGTGGCCAAGTTTTTTGCACATAAATCTGTAATCGAAATGACGATAGAACCGCTGTTCAGCGATTTCACGATCCGGCGCGGTGCCCCATGCCAGATGTTTGTAGGCCATTTTAGCTACAGTTGTGTGTAAGTCTCCGCTTTCGCAAGCATCAAGATAGGCACCTGCTCTTCGTTCATCCCAATCAGGATGATCGCAGAATAGGTTCCAACAGATTGCGCCAACATTTCGACTGTCTCCTTGCTCAAGATCGAGATTGGCAAGTTTGTATCCGGGGTCAGCGACGAACACAGATCGCAAACTCTCTGTAACATTTTGTAGGTTCGTGCCGGTTCCGAAGTCGGTAACACTGGAAGCAAATCTTCCGGTGACTGTTCCAGCAATTTTGAGGTCACTTCGCATTCTCCCATCGGGATCAGTCGCGGTCTCGAGAAAGCCGATAGACTTTCCAAGATCACGCAGCAGAAGAAGATGATTGATAATTGGCTCGGCGATGAAATACATCTGGAGTTTTTCCAGCGCATCGCGATCAACAGAGGGTCCGAATACTCCATCGGCGCGCCGTTTCTTTTGCACAGGTAGGTTCATAACCTTATACAAAAGGTTCATGACCTGTGCAGGTGAACGCCAGTTAATCATTGGAACTCCAACACCGCCAACGATTAATTGTTCTAGCTGTCCTTGCAGCCGCTCTACATTGCGGCGCATTTCAGCAAGCACCCTACGACGACGACTCTTGTTTACCAGTATACCACGCAAACACATTTCCGCAACTGGCGCTTGAAGCGATTTGGAAAACTCATAAGTTCGCAGCGCGGTTTCGTCAACGATTGGCAGAAGATTATGCAGGACTTCATAAGTAACTGCACAATCGAGTCCGTTGTAAACCCAATGGTTTTCATCAGCATTGAATGATGAGAAGTCAACTTCAGCCGTGTCGATTATTTTCGCCACTAAAA